CCAAACTAGAATCTGAATCCAAAAGAAAAAGCAAGGAAAAAGAAGCGGCTGCGCCAGCTTCTACTCCCACACGCCATAAATATGGTGAGTATAGCAATGTGCTGCTAACAGATAGCGACATAGGGAAGCTGCAAGCAGAATTTCCGGGAGACTGGAAAAGCAGAATTGAACGGCTATCGAGCTATATGGCCAGTAGTGGGAAGAGCTATAAAAATCATCTGGCAACGATCAGGAACTGGGCGAAAAAGGACCAGGAAAAAGATGATGAGCAAAAAAGAGCAAAGCCGGTCATAGAGGGCGATATAGAGTTTTAGGGGGAAGCGATGGAGAGAATGGTTGATGTATTGGGGTATCTGCTGCGGCATCAGGAAAGCAGTGGTGAGCTGAAGTACTGCAAGGAGTGTGGGTATCCGATTCAGAAACGGATGAAGATAGGAGAGCAAGAACTGTTATTGCCGATTATGTGTAAATGCCGGCAGGATCATTTAAACGCCTACAAGGAAAGGCAGCAGGCCGAAGAGATAGAACGAAACCGGAAGATTTGTTTCGGGAGAAGCATAGAGCAGATGATGCGATGCACGTTTGAGAACGATGAGTATCCAGACAGTAAGGAATCCAAGGCATGCAAGAAATACGCAGAAGAGTTTGCAGATATGAGAGCAGGTCGTACACCGAATGATATAGGGACAGGCCTATTATTCTTCGGGAATGTGGGAACCGGAAAGAGTTATCTTGCAGCAGCAATTGCGAACAAGATAATAGATAACGGTTATACGGCATTATTTACTAATTTCGCGGATATCGCATCCAGAGTTCAGGCTGATTTTGGTAGTAGGATAGACGTATTTAATGACCTGCAGCGATATAGTCTATTGATTCTTGATGATCTGGGGATTGAAAGAAGCAGCGAATATATGCAGGAGATTGTATATAGTGTGATCAACAACCGGTATCAATCCGGTAAGCCGATGATTATAACAACTAACCTGAATCATGAGGATCTGACAAGAAATGATAGCGTAGGTCATGCAAGAATCTATGACAGAATCCTTCAGTGCTGCATTCCGATTGAGCTATTCGGCATGAGTAGGCGCAGACAGGCATTTAAAAACATGAATGCAGGACGCAAGGAGTATTTTGGTCTATGAAGTGTATAAAAGGTCTGGCAATACAGGAGGCAGCAGAAGATCTGAATTTAAACAGAGGAATCATCCGAAAGACAAGCAGCATCAAGAAGGCGATTGAGTACGGAGAACGTGCCGCCGGCCGGTATATGGACAGTATGAGGAAGCAGGAAGAAGCTGTAAAGATGATGAAGGGAGCCAGCAATGGAAATGATTGAAAAATTCTATGTTTGCAGTAGGTGCAAGCAAACATTTAGCAAGATGGTAAATAGAGAGACGGCGCATAGAAGTCATTTTAGGTTTTGTCCGGAATGTGCCAAAAAGAACATTCAGGAGAGCATGAAGAGAGCCGGAGAGCGGCGAAAAGTTTATGCATTGGTGGATAGGAAACGGAAAACAGAGCAGAAAAATGATCTGATCTGGTATGACTTGATGGCGAAAGAATACGGAACAACATACGGCAAGATTGTGTACATGGTGGAAAACTGCAGATTCCCGGAGAAGAAAGCAGTTAGAGAGATTAAACCGGTAAGGGTAAAACCGGCCAAAAGTCTGAGTCTGGATAAACAGATTGATCGATTTAGTGAGGCAATATTCCGGGCATATGAAAAGCCTAAGTATATGATTTACGGTGAGACAGCGCCAAGTCGGTATATGAGTACGATGTCATGATGACGTTTTGTATGATATTCGGGTTGCTGGCTGGAATAAAGCTGGCAAGGATGGCGGCGAAGAGAATGGAGGAGAACATAATGAAAGAACGAAAGATTGAGTTACAGGCTATTGAGCATTATGGAGTACCTGCGCAGGTGTCTAAGGCGATCGAGGAGGCATCAGAACTAATCCGGGCGCTATGCAGATTTCAGCAGCGCGGGATGAATTGCAGCGATGATGAAATATATAACATCCGAGAAGAGATTGCAGATGTTCAGGTCATGTGTGATCAGATGGAAATGGTATTCGGCGATACACAGATAGGCGAAATTAAACGTAGAAAGCTGGAACGATTGAGGAAACGGATGGAATGTAGCAATGAGTAATTTTCATAAACTAAAAGAGGAGAAACGGCAGACGATCCAATACAAGATATCGAATGCGGAAATAGATAGAATTAAAGCGGATGCAACGATGAAAGGTACGGTAGCAGCGTTTGAAATTTTATTAGGGCTTACCTGTCTTGTTCTGCATAATAGCTTCGGATTCGGCGAAAAGAGGTGCACAGCGGTGTGCGAGCGAATCTGCACTATGTTTAAAAAGTTAGATCAAGAAGGCTGTGTAAGATTAAAAGATGTACAGGATGCCGCAAAGAAGCTTGGCGGGGTGAAAGGGGTATTGTAAAGAAGGAGGTGAGAATTATGAAACCTCGGATGAATGAAAGTGTTTTAGTTATATGCCCATTTTATAAACGAGAAAGCCAGCAAGTTATATATTGTGAGGGAGTTGATGAAAAAAGTGTGATTCACCTGGCATTCGGAAATAAAGATGATTGCAGAATATATGAAAAACAGTTTTGCAGGAAGTTTTGGAAAGAATGTATGATTGCGATGGCATTAGAGAAAAAATGGCGAGAAGATCCCGGAAAATGATGCCGGGATTTTTTCTGTTTAGGGGGGGCTACCAGATTGATATATTGATGATATAGAATATTAGCATAACAAAAGGAGGGAGGCTTATGGCGGACTGGAAAGCCATTAAAGCAGAATATATTACTACTGATACCAGTTACCGTAAGCTATCAGAAAAATATGGGATATCGCGTATACAGATTGGTAATGTAGGTAAGAAAGAAGGCTGGGTACAGCTGAGAGGACAGTATTTAGCTAAAACTTTGTCTAAGACAATTGATGCTATTAGTGATAAACAAGCAGAACGGGCAGCAAAGTTAGTATCGGTAGCGGATATTTTGTTAGAAAAGGTGAGAGGACTTATAGAAAACGGAGAGGCTTTAAAAGATACACAGTCGATAAAGCATATATCGGGAGTGCTTAAGGATATTAAAGATATTCAAATGATTCGGTCCGATGCTGATATGAGAGAACAGGAAGCAAGGATTGAAAACCTGAGAAAACAGGCAAGGCAGGATGCGGCAGAGACTGTCCCGGAATTGGTAGTAGAAGGACTGCCTGAAGAATTTAAGGCATGAGTAAAATTGATTTAAGTCAGATCAGTGATAAGCAGTATAAATTTCTTGCAGCCAATAAAAAGCATGTTGGGTTTGGCGGTGCCAGAGGCGGAGGAAAAAGCTGGGCAGTGAGAACAAAGGCAAAGATACTGGCTGTCACCTATGCGGGGATCAAGATTTTGATTGTAAGGCGAAGTTTCCCAGAACTCGTGAATAACCATATCAATCCGCTAAGAGAGGAGTTGTATGGATTAGCAAAATACAATAAGACGGAAAAGGTTTTTACATTTCCCAATGGCAGTACCATTAAATTCGGATATTGCAATAATGATAAAGATTTGGATCAGTATCAGGGTGCAGAATATGATGTTATTTTTCTGGATGAGGCAACTCAACTGCAGGAGATGTGGATCAAGAAGATTATTGCATGCGTGCGTGGAGTTAATGAGTTCCCTAAGCGGATTTATTATACCTGCAATCCTGGTGGAGCCAGCCATAATTACTTTAAACGATTGTTTATTGATCAAAGGTACGAAGAGGGAGAGGAGGCGGATGAATATGAGTTTATTCAAGCATTAGTAACAGATAACAAAGCGTTAATGCAAAGCCAACCAGATTATATTAAACAGCTGGAAGCACTGCCTCCAAAACTAAAAGAAGCCTGGCTATATGGAAGATGGGATATCTTTGAAGGCCAGTTCTTTGAGGATTTTGTGGATAGGCCGGATCAGTATGCTGAAAGAAGATACACACATGTTATTGAGCCGTTTGAGATTCCGGAAGGATGGAAGATCTATAGATCGTTTGATTGGGGATATAACAAACCATTTTCTTGTGCATGGTGGGCTGTAGATTATGATGGTGTTGCTTACCGGATTTTGGAGCTGTATGGATGTACCAAGACACCAAATGAAGGAGTTAAATGGACGCCGCCTAAGGTGTTTTCTGAGATACACAGGATCGAAACAGAGCATCGGTGGTTAGTAGGAAAGAAGATAATTGGTATCGCTGATCCGGCAATATGGGATGCTGAAACAGGGGAATCCATTGCAGATGTGGCTGGTAAGCACGGAGTGTTTTTCTCGCCGGGTGATCATAAACGGATTCCGGGATGGATGCAGATGCATTATCGCTTTGCGTTCGATGAAAACGGATATCCAATGATGTATATATTCAGCAATTGCAAGGCGTTCATTCGGACTATCCCACTGCTGCAGTATGATGAACATAGACCGGAGGATTTAGATACAGATGGAGAGGATCATGTGGCTGATGAAGCGAGGTATTTTTGTATGAGCAGGCCAATTAGCCCAAGGATGATTACAATACCGGATAAATATAATAGCAATCCTATGGCGATGTTCTTAGATATACCCAAGGAAGATGTAAAGGCAGTCGTAAGGCCGAGAATGGAGATTATAGATGGATGACTGGAAAAAAAGAAAGAAGCAAGATAAAGAAGAGGTAATTTCTCTGGAGGAGCAGAAAATGAGACGGCAGTCAGCACCTAGGCCGACTGCAGAAGATGCGCTGCAGGGCATGTTAAACCGGCAAGGAAGTGATCCTGACGGAGTTATGAGCGGTTATCATGCGCTAAATGAAGTGATTAGCCGGGAACGGGTTCAGGAGGCGCAGCAGATCCTAAATCGCTATAAGCAGGGAAAAGCAAACCTTGAACGAAAGATCATTGAGAATGAGCAGTGGTATAAGCTTCGCCATTGGGAATGCATGAGAAAGGCTGACAAAAAAGAGGTGGAGCCTGTATCGGGCTGGTTATTTAATTCGTTAGCCAATAAACATGCTGATGCAATGGATAATTTCCCGAGTCCTAATGTACTGCCTAGGGAAGAGGGGGATAAAGGAGAAGCTGAAATGCTATCTTCTATTTTACCGGTGATCCTACAGCAAAATGATTTTGAAGAAACCTATGATAACGTATGGGATTATAAATTAAAGGCCGGTACGGGTGTGTATGGTGTTTATTGGGATAAAGATAAATTAAATGGGCTTGGGGATATCTCGATCAAAAAAGTGGATCTTATCAATCTGTTTTGGGAGTCTGGGATCTCTGATATACAGGAATCACGAAATCTATTTCATGTACAGCTTCAGGATAATGAGGTGCTTAGCAGTATGTATCCGCAGCTTGAGGGGAAGCTTGGTACATCTACAGTTGATATAGGTCAATATGTCTATGATGATGCTGTAGACACTACCAATAAATCAGCGATTGTAGATTGGTACTATAAGAAACGTCAGAACGGCCGTACAGTCCTTCATTATTGTAAGTATGTTAATGATGTTGTTCTGTTTGCTACAGAAAACGAAACAGAGTATGCAGATAAGGGATTATATGATCATGGGCTGTATCCATTTGTATTTGATCCGTTATTTAGTATAGAAGGAACGCCCTGCGGATTTAGCTATATCGATATTGGGAAGAGCGCACAAGAGTATATTGATAGAGGAAATCAGTCGATTATGATGAACATGCTGGCCAACTCAAAGCCTCGGCATTTCATCAGAAGTGATGGAGCTGTAAATGAAAAGGAATATGCAGATCTGAGCAAAGATTTTATTCACGTGGATGGAAATCTTGGACAGGATAGCATTATCCCTGTACAAGGCAAAACACTGAATGATATCTATGTCTCGGTTATCAATAACAAGGTTGATGAGCTCAAAGAGGTCACGGGTAATCGTGATGTCTCTACAGGAGGATCGACAAGCGGCGTTACAGCTGCTTCAGCGATTGCAGCGATGCAGGAGGCAGGCTCCAAGTTATCCAGGGATAATATAAAAGCATCTTATCGGGCTTTTAGAAAGATATGTTTGCTTGTGATTGAGCTGATTCGTCAGTTTTATGATCTTCCCAGATGTTTTAGGATCATGGGAGAAAATGGAGCAGCTCGGTTTGTTCAGTATTCCAATGCAGGCATACAGCCACAGATGCAGGGGATGGAGATGGGGGTAGATATGGGATATCGTCTGCCGCTATTTGACATTGAAATTACAGCAGAGAAACAAAGCCCCTATTCTAAGATGGCTCAGAATGAACTGGCACTACAGTTTTATGGGGCAGGATTCTTCAATCCGCAGATGACAGATCAGGCGCTTGCTTGCTTAGAAATGATGGATTTTGACAGAAAGCAGTTTGTTATGCAGAAGATTACGCAAAACGGCGGCATGTATCAGCAGATCATCATGATGCAGCAGCAGATGCTACAGCTTGCCAAGATTATTGATCAGGACAAAGGAAGTCACTTGGCTGAACAGATTGCGGCAGGGATTACGGGGGCGCCGCTTAGCGCAGCAGGAGGAAATGCATCTGCTGACGGTATGGAGGCCTTGGGAGATGAAAAGAGCGGTGAATCCTCTGTAACGAAGAATGCGAGAGAGCGAGTGGCAAGTTCTACAAGCCCGGAATGAGGAGATGGAAAATGATAGAGGTATCATTTAATAGAGAACATGAAACTATTTCATTAAAGCTTTCCGGTCATGCGGGCAGCGGATTTAAAGGGCATGATATTGTATGCGCAGCAGCGTCTATCTTGGCGTATACGATCGCGCAGATTGTAGATGCTGCGTACGTTAAGAATGATCTAAGAGAAAGGCCTATTGTGCATATGAAGGAGGGAAGTGTATTGATCAGAGCAAAGCCGAAGAAAGAGAAGTGTAAGGAAATGGAACATGCTTTTCTAGTAGTACAGACAGGATATGAATTATTGATGCATAACTATCCTGATTGTGTCCATGTCAATCTGTTTGGTAAAGCCAAAACGGCTTAATATAAAACCACGAATCGTCCGCGATAAGGACAGAAAGGATTTAGTATGACAAGTAAAAATGATTTCCGGATGTTAAATCTTCAATTGTTTGCAGAGGGCAGCGGAGCTGTAGGAGCTGCAGGAAATGACGGTGGTTTAGCAGAAGGGACGGGCGTAACAGCGACAGCCGCCGTGCCGCAAAGAAAGGGCGCTAAAAGTAATCCTCTTGCGAATGTTAAATATGGCATTCAGGATGCGGGGGAGACAGTACCTGCCGCCGAGGTGCAGCAAGAAGAGCAGCCGATCGACCGCAATGCAGAGTTCGAGAAGCTGATCAAAGGAGACTACAAAAAGCAGTATGATGCCAAGGTGCAAGAAATTGTACAGCACAGGCTAAAAGGGAGTAAGGAAAAAACGGATAAATACGATGCCTTAACTCCGACTCTGGAGATTTTAGCTAAGAAATATGGCATCAATGATGCAACAGATGTAGAAGCCTTAAACAAAGCGATTCAAGAGGATGATTCTTATTTCGAAGAAGAGGCCATGAAAAAGGGCATGACAGTAGAGCAGTTTAAGCAGATTCGAAAAATGGAACGCGAAAATGAGAATTTAAGGCAGCGGATGCAGGAGCAGCAGACGAGGGAACGGGCTGACAAGCTCTATGCCTCTTGGCTAGAACAGGCAGAGAGTGCAAAGAAGGTGTATCCAGGGTTTGATCTGCATAACGAGATGGGAAATTCTAAATTCTTAGACCTACTTAAAAGCAATATTGATGTGCGCACGGCTTACGAGGTAGTCCATAAGGATGAGATTATTCCAGCTGCGATGCAGTTTACAGCCAAAACCGTTGAGCAAAAACTTGCTAATAAGGTGATTGCCAATGGGGCTAGGCCATCTGAAAACGGAATCAGTTCTCAAGGAGCAGCTCTTGTGAAAAATGACGTGTCCAAGCTTACAAAAGCGGATCGTCAGGAAATTATCCGCAGAGTTCAAAGAGGAGAAAAGATAAGGTTTTGACCGATTCTATCTCCTTGAATATCAATTTGAAAAGGAGAATTAAGATGAATCAGTATATGAAAGTAAATTTGCAGTTACTTGCAAATGAGGTACAAACTACTCTGCTTACGGGTGCAGAGGGGCAGAGCGGCAATTTGTCCGCTGAAATGAAAACATTTTATGATATGACGCTCATTGATGAGGCGAGCGCAGAGCTTGTCCATGATCAGTTTGGACAGAAGAAACCAATTCCTAAAAACGGAGGTAAAACAATTGAGTTTCGCAAGTTTGCACCGCTTGCCAAAGCAACTACCCCGCTTACTGAGGGTGTAACACCGGATGGAAAAAGCCTGAGTGTATCGACCATTACAGCAACGGTGAGTCAGTATGGTGACTACATTACGCAGTCTGATGTGCTGGAGCTTACAGCGCTGGATAATACTATCCTAGAAGCAACAAAGCTTTTAGGCAGGCAGGCGGGGCTTACACTGGATACAGTAGTAAGAAATATTCTGCAGTCTGGCACTAACGTAACATATTGTCCTAAATACGTGAAAAATACTACTAGCGGGGAAATCGAGGAGACAGCAGTTACTTCCAGAGCTGATCTTGATAAAACCGCACAGCTTACAGTTGATGTTGTGCAGCAGGTGGTCGCTAAGCTGAGAGCACAAAATACGCCTACCATTAACGGAAAATATGTAGCGATTATTCATCCATATGTTGCCTATGACCTTATGCGCGATCCAGAATGGATTGATGCCCATAAATATGCGAATCCGACTAATCTGTATGAAGGGGAGATCGGAGAGCTTGCAGGTGTTCGGTTTGTACAGACAACCGAGGCCAAAGTGTATGCGGGGGATGGCTGTCCATCAGGTCTTGCGGTGTTTGGAAGTCTATTCTTCGGAGACGGGGCGTACGGTGTGACAGAGATTGCCGGCGGCGGTTTGCAGACGATTGTAAAGCAAAAGGGCTCTGCTGGTACAGCAGATCCTCTTGATCAGAGAAGCTCGGTTGGCTGGAAAGCGATCAAAACGGCAGAGCTTTTGATCCCGAATTATTTAGTCAGAGTAGAATCCTGCTCGGCTAGATTTTCTAGTACTACAAAGGAAAACTAAAAAGGTTATTGCCAAGGGAAGGGGACTCCTTCTCTTGGCAGCGGAATAAGGAGGAAGATTAAGATGGCAAAACCTGAGAATCCTGTAAAAATGGTAAAGGTGCGTATTCCCAGAACAAAGGCTGACCAAGAGGATGTGTTTGTAAGCGTAAACAACTATACCTGCATCATTAAGCGAGGGACGGAGGTTGAGGTTCCTGATTATGTAGCAGAGGTATTGACGCATCAAGAAGAGATGCTTGAGAAAATTATGCTGTTTGAGGAGGAAAAGCAGCATAGGGGGAGCTAAGAGCTCCCTTTTTTGAAATGAGGGGGTGTCAGTATGACGATAGGAGAGGCGATTGAAAGAATTGATTCTGTTAAGCATAACACATATACGAATGCGGATAAGATCAAGTGGTTATCTGATTTAGATGGAACCATTAAGAAGTTGATTGTTGATACGCATGAAGGGTTTGAGAATGTAACTTTTGAAGGCTACACAGATGAAACTGATCTTACCACTGAGCTTTTAGTTCCGGCACCGTTCAATCTGATGTATATAAGATGGCTCGAGGCACAGATTGACTATTATAACGGAGAATACGGCAAATATAACAATGCGGTACTAATGTATAACGCAGAATATGAAGCGTATGTGAATTATTATAATAGGACGCATACGCCGCTAGGAAAGCAATTTAAGTATTTCTGATGGGGTGACAGAATGAAATATCCTACACTGAGAGAACAGCAAGCGAGCAGGGAAATGATCGATACCTTTAGAGGCTATAATCATAACCTGCGTATTGGAGATGGAGAGTTCTTTGATATGAAGAATATGACATCGGATTATTACCCTATTTTGTCACCAAGGAAAAACAGAGGCGTATATGCTTTGCCGGATGCGCCGGCTGGTCTTATTGCAAAAGATACGCTGTGCTATGTGGATGGTACAGACTTTGTAATGGATGAGTATAGAATTGATATGGGGCTGTCGGTAAAGGAGGAAGACTGTCCTAAACAGCTTATATCCATGGGGGCATATGTAATTATCATGCCGGATAGAAAGTATATCAATACGATGGATATCACAGATTTTGGAAATATAGATGCGTCTATTACGACAAGCGCTGAGGTTCGCTTTGAACTCTGCACAGAGGATGGAGACCTGTATGAAAATGCCATAGTGTCTGACACAGAACCGGAATCTCCTGAGAACTTTAATTTATGGATTGATACGTCAGCGAGCCCACATACACTGAAGAAATACTCTGCATCAAGCTCTATGTGGATGAGTATTGCAACAACTTATATCAAAATTTCGTCTACCGGGATCGGTGCAGTATTTGAGCGATATGATGGCGTCACGATCTCAGGGATTAAGGCGGCGCAGCTGGCGGATTTAAACAGTACGATGACGCTATGGGGATGTGGGCAGAACTATTTGATAGTAGTTGGAATGCTGGATGCTGTAACGCTGCAAAGCGTAGAAGATGGCGCAATTACAATAGAAAGAAGAATGCCTAACATGGATTTTTTGACAGAGTCAGGGAATCGGCTTTGGGGCTGTCGATATGGTACTGCGGTAAATGGTAAGGTTGTGAATGAGATATATGCCAGTAAGCTTGGCGATTTTAAGAATTGGAATTGTTTTATGGGGCTTTCTACAGACAGCTATGTTGCATCTTGCGGAACAGATGGTCAGTTTACGGGAGCGGTTACGCATCTGGGATATCCACTTTTCTTTAAAGAGGGGTATGTACACAAGGTGTACGGCAATTATCCGTCCAATTACCAGATTCAAACAACAGCTTGCAGGGGAGTAGAAAAAGGGTCTCAGGACAGCTTGGCTATCGTAAATGAGGTGTTGTATTACAAGGGGAAGAATGGGATTTGTGCATATGATGGCTCGCTTCCTTCGGAGGTATCTTATGTGCTGGGTGGTGAGGGATATCGCTTAGCAGTAGGAGGAGCACACGGGAATAAATACTATGTCTCAATGCAAGACGCAGCAGGTGAATGGAATCTATTTCTTTATGACACGGAAAAGAGGTTATGGCATAAAGAAGATGGCCTACATGTAGATGCTTTTTGCTCATGCAGAGGAGAGATGTACTGTATAGAGCATGACAGTAAAAAGATTCTTGCTCTTTTGGGATCGGGAACAGCCTACGAGGAAGATATTGAGTGGAGGGCGGAAACAGGAGAGATAGGTATTTCCTCACCGGATATGAAGTATGTATCACGTCTTACGATTCGGATGTCTATGGATATCGGCGCGGTAATGAAAATATTTGTAAAGTATGATTTGGAGAATGAATGGGAGCTGCTTGGTGAGATTCGGGGGACAAGCCTTAGAAGCTTTTCCATTCCCGTAATGCCGCGGCGGTGTGATCACCTGAAGCTTAAATTAGAGGGGACCGGAATGTGTAAAATTTACTCCATTACGAAAACGATCGAGCAGGGGAGTGAGCTTTCATGAGTATTGATATTCGCTTTCCGAAGATAACAGCAATGTCTGAAGCAGGAAAACTTGAGCAGCTTCAAAGTTATTTACATCAGCTGGTAGAGCAGCTTAACTGGGCGCTTGCGAACGTGCAGACGCTGCCTATGGAAGAAGAGATAAAAAAGGTAATTCAGCAAGAAGTGAAACAGCAGGATGGATCACCGCAGGCTACCTTTAATTCTATTAAGTCTCTGATTATTAAATCGGCCGATATTGTAAGTGCATATGAGGAGAGAATTAGCAGGGAGCTGGAAGGAAAGTATGTTGCGGCATCTGATTTTGGAATTTTTAAAGAGGATACGTTACAGAAAATAGAAGAGACATCTACCTCTATTACGCAGTTTTATGAAGATATCCAAGAGATCATCACCAATATAGAAAATGTGGAGCATACATTGATTGATGTAAATGCTCATATTAAGTCGGGACTTCTATATTATGATGAGTCGGGAGCACCGGTATATGGCTTGGAGATCGGTCAGCGGAATGAAATTGACGGGGAAGAGGTATTTAACAAATATGCCAGATTTAGCTCAGAAAAGCTTTCATTTTACGATCGAAACGATAATGAAGTTGCATATATCAGTGACAAAAAGCTGTATATCATGGATGTAGAGGTAACAGGCTCATTGAGTATAGGTGGTTTTATCGACACAGCTCTTGCAGATGGCGGGGTCGTGACTAAATGGGTCGGAATAAGAGGTAAAGGATAATGGCAGCAAGTGGAAATAAAACAGTACAGGTCACGGCTTATGACACTCTGAAATTCAGCTGGTGGGAAACCAGTCAGGATATAGCAAATAACAGGACGGTAATAGGCTGGAAGGTTGAACTGATTGCAATAGATGATGGCCGGATCAAGTCTACGGGAGGCGATCCGTGGTCAGTGACGGTGAATGGAACAAAATACAGCGGTACCTGTGATGTATCGATTAGCAACAATACAACCAAAACGCTGGCCAGCGGCAATACTACGATCGCGCATGGAAACGATGGCAAGAAGACATTTTCGTATGCCTTCACAGTGTCCTTTGACGGAATCTATTTCGCGGGCAGCAATATCGGAGTGAAGAGCGGATCGGGATCCGGTACACTGACAACGATTCCAAGAACATCGAGCTTCACGATTCCCAGCAGCGCCGCTGCAGGCACAGATATTCCTGTCAGCATCACGAGAGCCGTGAGCAGCTTTACGCACGATGTGAAGCTGCAGTTTGGAAATAAGACCCAGACGTATAGCGGCATAGCGACGAGCGTAAATGTGGTTGCGCCCTTGGCGTGGCTGGATCAGATACCGAATGCAGCGAACGGAACACTGACAGTGACGGTGACGACAAAGTCGGGTAGTACCGTCATCGGGAGTACATCTAAGACGATGACGATTACGGCTTCAGATCGTGCAAAGCCATCTGTATCTATGAGCCTTTTGGCAGTGGGATCTCTGCCGGAGGCGTTCGCCGGTCTATATATTGCTGGGAAAAGCAAAGTTAAAGCGGTGCTGACGGCATCTGGTCAGTACGGGGCGGCTATCAGTAAGAGAGAAATCAGTGTTGCAGGTGGAACTTATGGAGCCTCTCACGAATACACATCTGGTTATCTTACGCAGTATGGAACGGTTGCGGTTGTTGGAAAGGTTGTGGATTCTCGTGGGATTTCTAATACAGTAACGGAGAATATAACGGTTATTGCCTATAACAAGCCGCAGATTCAATCATCGATCTGTGCGAGATGTGATCAAGATGGCGTACTTAATGATTCGGGAACATATCTGAGAATCCGTGCTAAGAGAATCTATAGCCCTGTTAAATCGGGCAATATTCAGAAAAATTTTTGTGAGATTCGGTATCGCTATAAAGCCAATACAGATACAGGCTATTCAGCGTGGAGGACGCTTATGGCCGGAGCTCGTTTGGATGGTGATGAGGTGGACTCAGGGGCTCTTTTAGAAGGAGCGTTACTGGTTGATAGATCCTATACTGTGCAGATTCAGGCGATTGATGATCTGGGAGAAGAGGCAATAACGACTGTTTCCATTCCTACTGATGCGGTGTTCATGCATAAACGTGCGGGGGGGAAAGGACTTGGCGTTGGAAAGTATGCAGAGAGCGATGGTCTCATGGATGTTGCATGGAGTGCACGGGTTCGTAAGGGTTTTACTGTTGATCAGGATACGTATTTGAATGGCACAGTGAGGTTGCCGAGTGTATGGGATATCAATTATGAAAAAATTCCGGCTAATAGTGATCTGAATACGTACTTGAATGTGGGACATTATCGGTGTGATCATAGCGGTATAGCATCGACTGTAGCCAATAATCCCTTTGGTGGTGCATTTTTGCTACATGTTTATTGCTCATTATCATCGGACAGAACGCCTCCAACATCAAACGTGTATAAATATTTCATTCAGGAGCTTACGGCATATACAGGGTTAAAATATTGGCGGACAATAACATATAACAATAGTACAACGCCTACGTTCGGCGTTTGGGTTAAAAATTTCGATACTTCCAGTCTGCTGCACTATGTCATGGATCAGGGAACGACTGGCATCTGGACATACAGAAAATGGAATAGCGGTATAGCAGAGTGTTGGGGGAAGACTGCGAAAACAATCAGTACAACGACAGCATGGGGGAATGGGGGTCTATATTTAGACTCTGGCGGGCGAACGTATGCAGATTATCCATCTGGTTTATTTATAGATATTCCAGTTTGCCAATTTAGTGCAGAAGGGAAAAGTAGTTCAGTCATTCCTATGACGGCGGGGGAACTAGGGACAAAAACAAGGACACCGCAGCTGCAGTTTGTACGTGGTACATCCAGTTCAAACATGGCAGTTACTGTGCACTGGCATGCACTGGGCAGATGGAAATAATAAAAAAGTAATAGAAGGAGGAGTTTATTATGGCGAGTTATACGATGTTACAGAATGGCAGCAGTGGAGAGGATGTTAAAAAGCTGCAGAATGCATTGGTTAGCGCTGGGTATACTGTAGGGTCTACCGGTGCAGATGGGATATTTGGCAGTAATACGGCGGCAGCGGTTAGAAAATATCAGCAGGATAATGGGCTATCGGTTGATGGAATTGCAGGGGATAAAACACTGGGTAAGCTTTATGGCACGGCTCAGTCGGCTGCTGGTAATGGTACTGGAAATTCTTCGACTAATGCAGTGAAGAATGTGCAGCCTAAATTTGAGTATAAGCCATATGAAGAAAGCGATACAGTCAAGAAGGCAGAAGCAATGCTTAATGAACAGCTGGCGAGTAAGCCAGGAGAATATCAGTCACAATGGCAGGCACAGCTTAATGATACGATCAATAAGATTTTAAACCGGGAAGAGTTCTCTTATGATCTGAATGGAGATGCACTGTATCAGCAGTATAAGGATCAATATACGGCGCAGGGGAAAAAGGCAATGATGGATACAATGGGACAAGCTGCAGCGCTTACAGGGGGATATGGAAACTCTTATGCTGAAACAGTGGGAAATCAGGCGTATCAGTCTTATTTGCAGCAGCTGAATGATAGAATCCCGGAATTATATAAGCTTGCGTATGATCGATATAACCAAGAGGGGCAAAATCTGTATGATCAATATTCTATGCTTGGAACGCAGGAGGGCATGGAATACGACAGGTATCGGGATAAGTTTGCGGACTGGCAGGCAGAGAGAGACTATCTTGCAAACCGATATAATGCGGAGCGTGATTACGATTATAACCGTTATACAGATGATCGAAATTATAACTACGGAGTGTTTGCGGATGACCGGGATTATGCGTATAAGGTTGAAAGAGACAAAGTTGCGGATCAGCAGTGGCAGGCGCAGTTTGATGAGGCTAAGAGGCAGTATGATCAGCAGTATGCGCAGAGTTCCAGCGGCGGATCGGGGGGTCGATCATCCGGAGGGGGATATAGTGGTGGTTATGGCAGTGCAGATGGTAGCGGTGCTGCTTCTAGCGGTACACAAGGGACTTCCGAGCAAGGGTTGTTGACCTATGATACGACTAATATGAGAAATTTTAAAGACTCGTTGATGGATAAATCAACGTATTATAAGACTATTGGAACGGGAGACCATTCAGGCGTAGGAGCAGATCAAGAGCAATACGATGTATATTTAGACAATAGACTAAGTAATTGGTTAGAAAACGGGAAAATAACGGAGCAGGAGTGTATGACACTAGCGGCCTATTATGGGCTTTGATGAAAGGAGAACATTATGGGAAGTTATGAGGATTTAAAAAGAAGAGCAAGAGAATTACGTGATGGTGGGAATACAGCAGCGGTAGAAGTATCATCTAATGGATATCAAGAACGGGAGCGCTTGGCGCCAGAATCTGCCTTAGATACCACTTATGGTATGACATCAACTAGATATGCAGATTTAAAGGAAAAGGCGAGAAATCAGTACTATACAGCTATTGATAATCAGTATATTGAGAATTTCTATAAAGATTTTAATGCTTTTAAGAGTGATGCTGTTAGAATGCAAAATACAGCAAATTATCAAACATCAAGGCGGCAGGGAGTGTACGATCCGATTTATAAGCAAAGTACAGATCTTAGTTATCGAGCTAAAAGGCTTAAAGCTTATCTTGATAAGAATCGGGAACAATTGGGAGATGAGGCTTATAATAGCGGAATAAACGATTTAAAAAATATCAGTGATTTTCAAAGAAGCGCTACTACAACTCTCAGAAGTCTGCAGGATTACTATTCTCAGTGGGAAACTGAAGAGGCTTATAATAATTATATCAATAGTGATGAATATAAATGGATGAATGCATATTCTGGCAAGGATTATAAAGAGATCAGGAGTATCATGGAGGAAAAAGATTCTTCATCTTCAGAGTATAAGTGGCTTAAGGAATATGCTAAATCTGTTATGAGTGCAGAAGATATTGATAGTGAGCTTAATAATTTAAGATCAATTGTTGATGAGTATAATTCAGTGGTTGAGGATCTGGAAAATGTATCTACCGGGTATTTGAGCATGGATGATATTGATGATTATCATGATAAAGCTATTCCGCTTCTTATGAGAAAAGAAGAAATTGAAAGAGAATATGGCGACATTGATAAATTTAAAGAACCTATCTGGGAACTGGAAAACATGCAGAAATACAGGTTCCTAAATGAAAATGAAGATTTTGCAGAACAATCAAGGTTTGGAGATCCCAAGCTGGAAGCAGTAGTTAAAGAATATGATTCGGTAGTTGAGGATCTGGAAAATGTATCTACCGGGTATTTGAGCAGGAAGGATCTTAAGGATTATTCCCATAAAATTTACCCGCTTCTTACGAGAAAAGAAGAAATTGAAAGAGAATATGGAGATATTGATAAATTAAGAGAAAAAGCAGGCGTAGGAACGACAGCAGGTTTCGGTATCCAGCTGGGTGATACATGGTATGGCGTTGGCGATTCCAAATATGATTTTATCAATGACATAGAGGGTGAAAGAAGCAAAGTATTAAAAGGGATATATGCTCCGGAAAAAATCAATGCTTATTACAAATATACCTTTATGACACAAGATGAGGTTAATAATTATAATTATCTGTATAATACAGAAGGAAAAGATGAAGCGGAGAAATACCTTGACTATCTTTCATATGATCTAGATGAGAGAAGAATAAAGGATTTGGCAATGAAGACAGGGCAGATGGCTCATGAACATCCAGCACTATCTAATTTAATTAGTATACCTACTGGCTTTGTTAGCGGTATTGGTATTCTGGGAGCATGGAAAGATAAGATCTATAATGAAGTGGCAGAGATGGTGACAGGAGAGTATCAAGGCCCTATCAATTTTAATAGCACTAACATGGATGCATCCGTTGCAAGTAGCACCATTAGAGGTACGATTGGACAGGATTTAAATAATGATTTGGGGACAATTCAATTTGATGAAACAGAGCATCCTATCCTAAGTAGACTTTTTAATGGAAAAGGCATTGGCGATTTGTACCAAGTAAGTATGAGCATGGTTGATTCTTCTGTTAATCATGCGCTTGCTGCAGCAACGGGTGGTAGCACCGAGCTTTTAGGGCTTGCACTATTGGGAGGACGTGCAGCAACAAGTGGTATGCTGGATGCCGTTGAACGAGGAGCGACAGATGAACAAGCACTTGCTCTGGGAACTCTGGAGGGAGCCGCAGAGATGGTGTTTGAAAAGGTTTCGCTAGATAAATTATTAAAAGGTAATACGAAGAGTATTGTTAAGAACATCTTAGAGCAAGCTGTAACAGAAGGATCTGAAGAGGTCGCTACTAGTTTAGCTAATAATCTTTCTGATATTATTATCATGGCCGAAAATTCGGATTATAAACAAAGAGCTAAGGATTATATGGCTAAAAATCCGGGAATGAGTGAAGAAGAGGCAGAAACGAATGCTTTTTGGGATATTGCTATTGATATTGGTTGGGATTTTATAGGAGGTGCTTTATCTGGTGGTGTTATGGGTGGCGGTTCTCATCTTGTTAATAGTAAATTGCAGTATGCAAAAGCTAAAAAAGTGTATGGCTCAGATATTGAGAATATTGTCAATAAGACTTTAGAGATGGATCCTCATAATGAACTTGCACAAAAGGTAAAGGCTACACTTGATGCAGACAAGTCTGCCTCTGGCAAGCAAATTTATAATCTTGTACAGCAAAATCAGGATATGGTTATGAATTTGGACCGTGATGCAATCTATGAAGCAACACTTGACCGTCTGAAATCACTTGGAGAGACGGAGAATGTTAGAGGAGTTGCAGCTTCTTTAACTAAGCAGGTGATGGGTGAAAAGCTAACGAAAGAAGAGCAGAGGCTTATCGGGAATAGTACTTATGGCCAAAGAGTAGCTAATGAATTAAATGTAGAGAATATTAACTCTGGCATGTATTCGTCAGATTGGAATCAAAATTTAGGAACACGCATAGTTCATCCTGAAGAATATAATCGAGGTTTATATGATCGGCTGATGGATTTGGCATATGAGAAAATTCAGGCAGAACGCAATGGTGCTGGTGCTGATTCCCAAAAGATGAATGTATCCCAATATGAAGCATCAGATAATGGACAGCCCAGTTTAAAATCCTCTGGGGAAGACATTAGTATTAAAGAAATTTCCTCCATCAAGGATAGTAAAATTTCCTTTGAACTGGAAGATGGCAGGGTAGTTAGTGCAGATGATGTAGTATATGGGTCGGAAGCGGATGCGATCATTTATCAGACAATTGCTGATATGAATGTTAATGCCTCTGCCGCCAATGTGCTTATGCAGGGATATGAGTTAGGTAATAAAATTTTACCGCAGGTCTATGCAAAGGGAATTAATGAAGCATATCGTTATGGTATGTATAACTATCCAATGCAGGAGATTGCAAACGGACCCTTTGCATCAATGCTTACAGAACATCAGAGAAATATGGCTTATCACCTTGGAAAGTTCTTTGGTGGTCAAGAGGTTGCGCGGGCAGAAGCAAAAATTCGTAATGCTGTAAAAAAACAGAAAAAAACAGGCAAAAATGCAGAAGGCAAAGTACATTATGGAGAAATTAAAAAAGAGAATTTAACAAAATTACAGAAGGCTTCGATTGATGCATTAGAACAGATAGCAAAAGCATTAGGAGTAGATATTTATCTGTTTGAGTCAGAAGTAGATGCTGATGGACATCGTATTGGGTCTAATGGTTGGTATGATCTGGAGAACAATAGCATTCATATTGATATCCATGCAGGTCAGACCGGTGCAGGCACGATTCTCTTTACTGCTGCACATGAGCTTACACATTTTATTAAAGAGTGGGCGCCGGCGAAGTTTAAGGTATTGGCCAACTTTTTGATGCGCGAATATGGCAATCGTAATATCAGCGTTGAAACATTGGTGCAGAATCAGATTGCTAAGGCAAAGAGAGCAAACCGTGATATTTCATACGATACAGCGTATGAGGAAGTGATCGCGGATTCTATGGAAGCAATGCTTGCTGATGGAAAGATTGTAGAAAAGCTGAGCCGGCTTCGTGCAGAGGATAGAGGCTTATGGCAGAAAATTAAAGATTATATCAGCGAATTGGCGGCTAAGATCAAAAACGTATACAAAGGATTACGTCCGGACTCTGCAGAGGGGAGATATGTGGCAGAGATGACGGATGCGTTTGATGTGCTGCAAAAAGCCTTTGAGGAGAGTTTGATTGAGGCGGGTGAGAATTATAGAGCAGCTGATGGCCAAAATCTTCATGATAAAAATGTGAAAATGCAGATCCGTGAAATTGGGGGAGAAAAGATCGTATGGATTGAAAACAGTGTTTTAACAAATAGGCAGATGAAAAGCCCTAAAGAGGTTGCGAAATATATTGTAACGCATATCGGAGAGGTGTATAACGTTGTTGAAGGAGGGGAAAGAGTATATCTTGGGAAGGATCTCCCAGATGAGTATACAAGATCTAAATATACTTCGTATTTACAAAAGAAGAATACCGCGCTACTGAAAGCGAAAAATAAAGCGGTAGCGGAGCTGGGAGAAATGATTGAAATTGCGACCAATCGCAGATGGGAGGCAACAAGGCATAAAGCATCTAAGGATGCAAAGTATGGAATATATCGATATGACACTAAATTTGCATTCCCTATAAAAAATCAGAGTGGAGGAGTTATTGATGTAAAAGCATATGATGCAAATTTGCTTATCAGAAATGCTTCTAATGGTAAGAAGTATTTGTATGATATTGTCAACGTAAAAGAAAACACTGCTAATGCGCTTAACCTCAGACACAAGGAGGCTAGAAAGGGCAGCTATCAAGCTGCCACGCAAAGCAGTGTTTCGAATAATACTATATTACAGAAAGCGCAAACTGTCAAGCAAAAGAATCAAGAAGATCAGAGTTTGACTGAACACAGTATACAAGGCGATGATCTGGAAGTGAGTGAAAAGTCTTCTCTTCGTGATACTGAATATTTGGAAGCAGTAAAAAGCGATGATATTGTAACAGCGCAGGAACTGGTTGATGAGGCGGCGCGCAATGCCGGTTATACTGTGAAAGCATATCATGGAACGGCAAGAACAGATCGTGTTGGCACAGTGTTTCGTCCCGATAGGGCCACAAGTGGTCCGATGGCATTTTTTACGGACAATAGAGATATTGCCAGCAATTATGCTAGAGATAAAGCAGACACTTCACTTGCTTATGATGATGAATACGACAGTTATTATACACAGTTTCGTGTTAATCGGAATGGAAAGAGTATTTCTGTTCCTGAACTTTGGCAGTATTTGAGTTTTGCTGAGCGGGATAGAATCAAGGAGCAAGCTAAACATATCAAGTTTGACGATGATGTTGAGAATATTCTTATAGACTCGAAAGAAGAGCATGGGAATGGTGCGTGGGATGCTTATACACTGAATATGCACAAGGGTAATGCATTGGAAGCATTAGTTGACACATGGCTTGAATCAGGTGATTTGTATAATCGTGAGGCTGATTTCCTTGAGGTACTGAAACATGTTGGTATCGAAGCTGAATATCGCGATCCTGATGTAAGGCATGAAAAGGTTTATGATACTTGGCTGAAAATTCAAAAACCGTTTGATACAGATAATGCAAACCAGAGTTTTTACGATGATTTGAGTGAATGGATTGAAAGCAATGATATGTCCGTATACGAGAAAGAAAGTTCCAATGCAGATATGTGGGATAAGAATAGTCAAACTACGGCTGGCTGGCTAGATAAGCTTGCTGATGATATCGAACAAGGTAGAACTCATGCATGGACTTCCATTCCTGATTTTGTGACCGCATACCTAAAGGAACAAGGTTATGACGGTATTAAAGACAAAGGCGGCAAGATGGGTGGAGAAAGTCATATCGTTTGGATTCCTTTTTATTCTGAGCAAGTGAAATCTGCTGAAGCTGTTACTTATGATGATAGTGGGAATGTCATTCCGCTCAGTGAACGATTTAATGAGAAGAATGCGGATATTCGATTTTCTATAAGAGAAGATAGTGATCGATACACCTATAATGCGCTCATAAGTAAACCGGATATGAATATTACAGTTTTAAACACTAATCACATTCCGATCAGTCGTACCGATGTTGTGGCGCTAGCAAAGAAGAATGCTGCTGAAATTGGACGAGTAGAAGATCAAGGTAATGTTTTTATTTATGTAAACGATATTGACAGTGAAGTGATGTTAAGTAATAAAGGGTTACGGCATGGACTGGATAGAAGATTTGAAATAAATGCTCCTATAACTATTAAAGCAGGAGAGATAATTCAAAATGCAATTCAAATTAATGAGCTCATTCCCTCTAAAAGTACAATTGATACATCATATGTTCTTATAGGCGCAGCAAAGAATATAAAAAATGAGCCATATATCGTACAGTTTGTTGTAAATAGGGCGACTAATGAAGTAACCTCTGTTGATGTATTATATTCAATTAATGCAAAAACAAACGGCATTCAGGCAATAAAAAAGGAATCGACCGGGAGCTTATCCCCAGAGATCACGAATTCATTCGCTACTCTAACCGATTCCAAAATTAGTATATCCAATCTACTGGATTATGTCAATCAGTATTTTCCTGATATATTGCCAGAAGATGTATTAAAACATTATGGTCATACAGAACGACCTAATGGAAAGCTTGGACAAAGTGCTCTCTACTCAGATCGCGATCCGCTGCTGGAAAAAGTGAACGCTTCTCTTGAAAAAGAAAATAAAAAGTTGCAAGAAGATGTTGACTATCTAAAGGAACTTGTGAAGATTCAAAAAAGTATTACCGGCGGCACAAAATTTACGAAGTCTTCAGTAGAAGCTGCAGCAAGCCACATGTTAAATGTAGCTAATGCTAAAGGAAGTAAAGCAGAGCTTGCAAAACTTCTGAATCCGTTTTATGAACACCTGGCATCAGCTGCTAACCTGACATGGGAAGAAATATCCGAGCAGAGCCAGCCGGTAGTTGACTGGCTTTATGAGAATAAAATGCAGCAAAAGCAGCTGGGTAAAGACATGGATTTGGAGCCCGTATTTGAAAGAGACATGACAGAGCAAGATTTAAGAAATGAAGTCTATGATAGCTTTTGGCGTGTATCAACGCTGCGGACAGTTGCAGATGTTAAGCAGAAGCAGATCGATGCTTTAAAAGGAAAGCATATGATGGAGATGGACAAGCTTCGAAAGCAGCATAAGGAGAGCCTGTCGAATCTTACCACTGAATATAAGAATGCAATAAAGGCTGTGAAGAAGGAATATAGGAAAAATGCAGAAGCAAAGCAGAAAGAAATTATTGAACATTACCAGGAAGCAAGAAAAAGAAATGTAGAAGGTCGCCAAAGGACACAACTGAGGCATAAAATTGCATCAGTTGTAAAGGAGCTTAATGATCTGCTGATTAAAGAAACAAAGGATAAGCATGTTCCCATCGAGCTTCAGAAGGCAGTTGCAGAGGCACTAGATGCTGTGAACATGGATACAGTTGGTGCTAAAAACAGAATTGCGAAGCTTAAAGATGATTTGATGAAGGCAAAGACTCCGGAGAAAGCACAAGAGATTGCACAAACTATAGAGAGAGTTAAGCAAATGGGTGACAGAATGGGCGAGCGTATTAGATCGCTTAAGGATGCATATGCGAAGATTGTAAATTCCAGTGATCCGTTGATAGCAAACTCTTATGATGCAATTATCACTGACAAGATGGAATCGGTTATGGAAAACGTAGGGGATACACCGCTTCGAGATATGACGAAAGAACAGCTGGAAGATGTGTATGATCTATATAAGATGGTCAGAGAAACGGTTCGCAATGCTAATAAGGCGTTTAAAATGAATAAAGCAGCTGGAATTAGAGAGATGGGAGAAGCAGTGATGCAAGAGCTTGAAAGTGAAGGGGAGCACAAGCAGTATCGAACACGTACAAGTCAGAGTATGTCAGCTTTTTCATGGAATAATCTGAAACCGATTTATGCATTTGAGAGGATTGGCTCTCAAACGCTTACAGAGCTGTATGAAAATGTGAGGATCGGTGAAGATACATGGGCAGTTGATATGACGCAAGCGAAAAAATTCTATGATGAGCAATACAAAAAATATAAATATGACTCCTGGGATTTTGATAAGCGATATGACTTTAAGTCTGCTGATGGGAAAGAGTTTAATCTATCATTAGATCAGATGATGAGCTTGTATGCATATTCCAAGAGAAATCAGGCTATTGATCATTTGCAGAAAGGAGGTATTGTATTTGATGAAGGTACGGAAGTTGGCATAAAAAATAAACTGGGTGTGAAGGTGAAGTTTAATCCTCAGCAGGCAGTATCATATAAGCTTTCTGATAGTATATTGCAGGAGATCATTGGAAAGATGTCTAAGGATCAAAAGGCATTTGTCGATACAATGCAAGAGTACCTGTCAAATACGATGGGAGAAAAAGGAAATGAAATCTCGCTTGCTATGTATGGTATTAAACTATTTAAGGAGAAGTTTTATTTCCCACTTAAATCTGCTAAGCAGTATCTTGTTAAAGCAAGAGAACAGCAGCAGGGAGAAGTGAGGATTAAGAACAAGGGGTTTACCAAAGAAGTAAAACCGAATGCCAATAATCCGGTTGTTTTAACACCCTTTATGGATGTATGGGCAGATCACGTAAATGAAATGAGCATGTATCATGCGTTTACTCTTCCGCTAGAAGATTTCTATAGAGTATATAACTATGAATCAAGATCAGAGAAAGGTGAATTGACGGGCTCTGTTGATGCATCCATTCAAAATGCACATGGAAGGGCAGCAACAGCTTATATCAATCAGCTTCTTAAAGATTTAAACGGTGGCGCTATTTCAGATTCAAGAGAAAGTACAGCTAAGTCTTTGATCGGAAAATTTAAAAAAGCGGCTGTGTTTACCTCACTATCGGTTGTAATTCAGCAGCCATCCGCTGTTGGCCGTGCATGGAGCGTGATTGGCTTAAAATATTTTAGGCCGACTGTAGATAAAATGAATCATAAGCAATTATGGGAAGAGCTCAAGAAGTATGCTCCGGTTGCTGTGATCAAAGAGATGGGATATTTTGATACGGGAATGGGACGAAATGCTAGAGATTTTATCAAAGATCAGGGTTATGAAGGAATCTTGAATAAGCTAAAGGGATTTGTGAAAGATGGCAATTATCGTGATGAAGTTCTTTCTAAGCTCCCAGGCCTTGCCGATGAGGTAACATGGTGTGCCATCTGGAATGCTACAAAGCGACAAGTGTTTCACGAACACAATAATATGAATCCTCGATCTGAAGAATTCCTGAAGCTTGCAGGTGAGAAGTTTACGGAGGTTATTACTAAAACACAGGTATATGATTCGGTTCTTTCACGGTCAGCCAATATGAGGTCTAAAAGTGTATTTATGAATATGCTGACTGCGTTCATGGCAGAACCGACAACGTCTATCAATATGTTAGAGGAGGCAGCCAGGCAGTTTAAAAAGGGAAATAAAAGAGCTGCTGCTAAGATGGTTGGATCTGTATTTGCATCGGTATTTCTTAATTCTATTTTAGTGTCTTTGGTATATGCAGCAAGGGATGATGATGAAGATGAAACATTTCTTGAAAAATATGTATCGAGTTTTGTTTCAGAGATGCTGGAGGGTGTCAATCCGATTACGTATTATCCGGTACTGAAAGATATCTGGTCAATTGCGCAGGGATATGATGTAGAGCGAACAGATATGTCTCTGATTACCAAGATGATTGAATCGCTGCAAGATTGCACAAAAGTAATCAGCAAAGATACATCAGATATGGATGAGGAAGAGATCGAAGAGCACGGGAAACAGCTAGAAAAAGCAATGTGGGATGCGATTGATCATCTTAGTTCCCTTCTTGGTATCCCTGTGAAAAACATCCGAAGGGAAATTATGGCAGTTAGAAGTCTGACATCAACAATTGAAAAGGATGCAGATGGCAGAAAGACCACATGGGGCAGCCTTATGGACAAGATTTCCCAGACAGTAAAAGATGCAACTCCCATATATGGATGGCTTCCGGATGAAAAGAAAACAGATAAGCTTTATACAGCCATTATAAGCGGCGATGTAGCATATGCAGAGAGACTGAAGGAAGCGTATGAAACAGAGCAGTCTTTGAATATGGCGCTGCGTAAAGCACTCAGGGCGAATGATCCGAGAATTAAAGAGGCGGCTAAGGCAAGAATGACAGGCGATATCCAAAGTTATACAACGATTGCCAAGGAGATTATTGCAGAAGGATTTTTCAATCAAGATTTAGTTGTAACTGCAATCAACAATGAAATTACTTCATTAAGTAGTTCAGGAACGGCAACGTCATCTTCTAAAGTAGCAGGATTCTATAAGATAGATGATTTTGGATCAGCGATTGTAAAGCAAAATGCTACATTGGCCGGTACGATAAAGGCGGATATAGTTAAAACGGCGCAGGCTAATGGAAAGACAGAGGAAGAAGCATATAAAAGCTTTGTTAGCTCGGCCAAAAGCACGATTAAGGAGCAATTTGAAGCTGGGACAATATCTAAAGTTAATGCAGTCAAAGCGCTTGTTGACTACTGCGACATCGAACAGGGTGAGGCAGAGCTGCAGATTGAAGTTTATAGCTGGCAACGAGATATTCCAGAATGTGACACTATTACGGTGACTGCAATCAAGGACTATAACGATTATTGCAGTGCTGCAGGCATTACTAAAAAGCAGTACTATGACGCCTGGCGATATTATCAGGATACATCAGGCGACTATGATGAAAATGGCGATAGTATCCCATATTCAAGAGTCAATAAGGTTATGCCATACATTGCAAACTTGCCATTAACTTCGGAGCAAAAGACGATATTGGCAATGTGTTGGTGGTCGGAAGCTACTGTTTATAAATATAAGTTATGGTAAGGTAGCAGAACGCAGGGAGGGGTACTGTATTCCTCCCTGTTATGTTACTCTAAAATAAAATGAATGGAGGTGAGGAATGTGGATTGGTCAACGATTATTGTGGCAGGATTAGCATTGATTGGTACATTAGCGGGATCATATTTTGCTAATAACAGAACTACAGCGGTGCTGGAGATGCGGATGCGGTCATTAGAGGAAAAAGTAAACAAGCATAATCAGGTAGTAGAACGGATGGCGGTTGCTGAGCAGAGTTTAAAGGCGGCATGGCATCAGATCGATGAGATTAAGGAGGAGATTCGATGATTAAGAAAATTACTACAAAAACATGGGTAAAGGCAGCCAGTGTAAGGGCTATTAAGACGGTTGCACAGACGACCGTAGCAACGATTGGAACGGCTGCGGCACTGGGGCAGGTAGATTGGATCATGGTTGCGAGTGCATCGGCCTTAGCGGGCATACTGAGCCTTTTAACGAGCATAGCAGGACTTCCGGAGGTTGAATAATGAATATTATCCAAAAAAAATATAATTGGGCGTATGAGCCTACTTCGCGTAATGTATCGGATATCAAATACATTATTCTGCATCATGCAGCAGCAAAGAGCTGCACGCCAGATGATGTACATGCTTGGCATCTGGCAAATGGATGGGCTGGCATGGGGTATCATTACTTTATTGCAAAGGATGGAACGATCTATACAGGGCGCGGCGAGCTGCAATCAGGCGCACATACAGAGGGATATAATATATCCGGGATGGGAATCTGCTGCGAAGGTGATTACAGCACCGAAACGATGCCGGCGGCGCAGAAGGAGGCGCTGATCGAGCTGATCAGGGACATTCGTAAGCGCTATGGAAATCTGCCGATCAAAGGGCATAGAGATTTCAATGCAACCAGCTGTCCGGGGGTTAATTTCCATATGGAAGAGATCATAGCAGCGGTAGAGGGACAAGTTGTAGCAAAGCCAGTGCAAAATGCAAATAAAGAAAATCAGGAGGTATGTAACGTGAATATAAGAGTATTAGGAATGGGAGACGATGGTAAGGCGGTAAGAGTGTTGCAGCGGTTACTAATCGCAGAAGGGTATAACTGCGGAGGATTTGGCGCAGATGGCGTGTTCGGTGCAGGAACGGAAAATTCGGTGCGGGCATATCAGGGAGCGCATGGACTGGCTGTAGATGGCATTGTAGGCGCTAAGACCTGGGGATGTTTGCTGGGCTGTTGAATTCATTCTGAGATGGATAATATAGATGAAAAATGAATATTGTTATCTTTGAATTTTAGATGAAATGCATAATGATAATGGTTGACATTTTTGAAGAAATTGCATATAATATAACTGCAGGTAGCGATACGCTGCATACTCGTGCAATCGAATTAGCGTTTAAGCGTCATGTAATGGCGTCGACCACGAGGCCGCGCTGTTATAAATGGGGCGGCTTTATTTATTTAAGGAATAGGAGGTGTTTTTATGGAACAAAAAATAAAAGCTATGGATGTGGCTAACTTTTTTGTGAATCTGGGCACCCAACTTAAAGATGATAATATGACTAATATGAAAGTGAATAAGCTTTTATATTTTGCTCAAGGCTATTGTATGAAGCGATTCAGAAAACCTTTGTTTGAAGAAGATATGGAAGCGTGGACATATGGCCCAGTAGAACCAGGAGTATATAGAGCTTTTAAAGAGTATCGGAATAGTGCAATAAGTGATGTTAGCGGAGAATACTCGGATGATATCTTTCCTGATGAAATTTATGAGCTTCTCCTTGATATTTATAACGAATATGGGAAATATACTACATCATATCTAGTAGATATATCACATAAATCAGGGAGTCCGTGGAAACGTACAGGAGAAGGAATCATTGATAAGGGAATGATTAAATCCTACTTTGAAACGGAAGCTGAATTACCTGTCTTTCATCCGCTGTATTCAGAAGAAGATTTTATTGGATACAGAGATGAGGAAGATATTTTAGTGTTGCCTAAGGAGTACGTGGATGAATAATCCGGTAAAGTGGGAGATATGGCTTGCAAAAGTTAAATTTGAGGATCAGCCTAAAGTAACTAAGACCAGACCTGTGCTTGTAATAGATAAGCAGATGGGATATGTGATTTCACTAAAGATTACTTCTCATCCGCCGAGAAACAATTTTGAAAAAGAATATGAAATTATCGGATGGAAGCAAGCAGGATTAGACAAAGTATCTACGATACGTGCATCTAAAATTTTAAAGATGAAAGACAAAGATTTCGTTCATAAAATCGGTCGGCTAGGTGCGGCAGACATTATCAATCTTAGAAAAATATTATAACCTGCAGGAGCAGATTCAAACGAACCTGCTCCTATTATTTACTTAAGAATTGTGTTATATATAGTTAATTGGGGTATGCGTTTGCGGATGCGTACTTGAGAGCCGGGAGAATATCTCGGCTCTTTTTATCTGCAATCAAGTTGACAGTATCGCCTCTTTTCACTATACTTGTACTACAAGCATGTTTACATATCCGTTTAAAGCTTGATATCAAAAGGCTTTAGAGCTTCACTTTCGTGTCATATTTCGTGTCATACTTTTTAAAAAGTGACCATTTTTTAAGCAGAAAACCGCTTTTTGAAGAAAAAAATTTATTTTTTAAAAACGCGTAAACCCGCATAAATACTGGATTCTTGAAAAGACTGTAAAAAAGTAAGTTTTCTTGAATGGGTTCGAATCCCATATGCTCCACTTATAAAACCCGCTTAAACAGCGGGTTCTTTTTTGTTCGTGTCATATTTCGTGTCATATATTTTAATCTGATCATAATATTGAGAAATTTTATTATTGATGTTTTCTCTTTTGCTGCCCATGGTATGCTGATAAATTTTCGTGAGAGTCCCTATATCATCCCAGCCTCCCATTTCCATAATGTACTGATCAGGGATTCCAATAGAGTGGCAGAACGTAGCAAAATAATGCCGAAGCGAATGATATTTATAGGGATATACGCCGGCTGCCTCCGTTGCTTTTCTAAATCGTTTATATAATCCATCCGGCTTGTATTTTAGAATAGGTTGATCATTCGGGCATTCTGAAGCAGCAGCTTTAACCTTTTCCATGATATCCTCTGGAAGCGTTATATCCCGGTAGCCGGCATATGTTTTCGGGCGTTCTCTAATTTCCCAGCGATTTTGTGTGTTTAATACAATTACGCGTTTAACCGTGATGTATGTATCATGCACACAATCCGGGAATATTGCGCATACTTCTCCGCGTCTGAGAGAGCCAAAGGCAGATAATAAAATAGGAAGCTCCACATCTGTCCCGGCTACTGCATCTAAAATACGATGGATATCTTCATCGGATGGAATATGAACTGTGTTTTTTTCTTTGGGCGATCCTTTTATATCTACGACAAAGGACGGTATAAACATCTTTAGAGTAGCAGTGATAACTCCTCTGGTATTATTGACAGTTTTAGCTGAATGATCAATAGCAACACCATCCAGTTGCTTCTGCAATATCTCATTAGTAATTTGAGTTAGCTTTACTCTTTTCAAACGGTTGATGTAGTTTCTTTCTATAGCCTGATAGCCTCTGATGGTGGTAGGGCTTAATATATTACGCTTGCTTTCAATATAACGGTGAAAAGCTTCTCCGAAAGTTATATCTTGGGTTTGTGTGTGTATAACAGTATAGTTTAAGGCTTTTTTCTCGGCCTCTTTTTTCGTTTTTCCGGTGAAAGACTTGTACTGCTTTTTGCCATCTTCATCAGAACCGATGTACATGCGTACACGCCAAGAGCCGGATGGTAGTTTTCTGGCTGTGGCCATCGTTTTATTTCCTCCTTTTTGGGCATAAAAATGCCCGGATGTATTGCTAATTCCGGGGAAAAATGGTACAATGCCTATGAGAAGTAGGTGTCCATTTTCTTCGGATGTGGCTCCGTTGCCCGTCTTCCTGTTGGCGCAGGAAGGCGGGCGGTTTTATTTTTTATTGTTGAGCTTTGATTGAAGGGATTGAATCAAAAGGCAAAGGGATCAAGGGGAAATCTAAAAGATTACAGAACTGCTTCAGATTTGTTTTTAGATAAGGGAAAACAATATGAATAGACTCATCAAATGCATCATCAGATGATAGAGATAAAGGAGCTTTATAAGAAGCTCGTAATTCAAAAGAGATATTAAAAGGAGAAGCGAGATCTATTTTTTTAGGAGAGACTGTTAGCTTCGTAATTGAATCCATTAGACCGGGAGCTGTGGTATTGATTGTGTGGTTTAGTTCGATGTTTAATTCAAAGTTGTCTCCTGGAGGGAGCATATTTACGCAAGTTCCTTGGACTAAGTTAGCTTGGATAAGAGAAAGATTATACATTGTATAGGTCCTCCGTTTTAATAATATTAAAATTGACAGTCATATCAGTTTTTGTCAAATGGTAATGGACTTCTTTTGTTTCAGTACGGCTTTGATTAATTTCGGATACAGGAATTAACTGAGCTACCTCAGAATAACGGGATCTTTCGTTATAAGCGATGATAGCGTTATTAAAATATTGGTTAAGACTAATTCCTTGTTCATCTGCATACTTAGCAGCATCTCTGTGTACCATAGGAGATATACGGAGAGCAACCTTTCCGCTATATAGTTTTAGTTCATGGATGGAAGCATCGGGAATATTCCATCCTAATTCCTTTGCAGTTTCGAGCCAGTCCTCTTCCGCTAATTCTAAATTATGATATGCTTCTTGGGGAGTATCCGCTTGGACTACGCAGCCGTTTAATACTTTACTTTCAGCAACCCAGAATATATGATCTTCGACCTGGGCTTGATACATTTTAAATTCATAGATCATGTTCTAGGACCTCCTTCATAATCTTCAATTTCAATAATAAGCTGTTTTAGTTCTTTTATGACGACTTCTGGAACATTTTTCCCGTGAGAAGGAACGGGAATAGATTTTTGCTGGATAGGACAATTTTCATCTGGATTAAACACAATCTTATGTTGATGGTTTCCACCTGTATGTATACTGCAACCATATTGTTCAGCTATAGAGAAGATTTCTTCTTCTGTCATATCATTAGGAATGGGCTTTTGAAATAATTTTTTCCTTCGTTTTTCCAGCTGTGTCATGTGACCTCCTTATTATATGATATCATATATAATATCATACGTCAATTTAAAATTATTTTATATAGCATAGAAGACAATTTAGTAATAAATAGTTCTGGATCATTGCATATTATTATGGGGCTTGGCTCCGTTGCCAGTCTTCCTGTTGGCGCAGGGAGGCGGGCGGTTTTGTTATTGTGCGGTTTGAAATATTCGATCAAAATATTGGTTTTGTTCTTCTTTGAAAACACTTAAAGATGTAAATTGTTTATCGACTGCATTAGTAATTTGAGTTCGATTAAACGCAGATAAATTTTCAAAATTTTCATGAATAGCGAGACTGTTGTGAGGAATACGTGCTTTTTGAAATTGCAAGCAAGATATAATTGCTTTAGAAGCTTTAGTATCACTATTTATACCAAAAAGGTAAATAATTTTTCCGTGATTTTCAAGAGAATAATCTGCACGTAAGGATGCATCAGATAAAGGAGAGACATTTTCAGATAACTTTACATTCAAGCGAGAAGATGCCTCATATAAATTCTGGCGCAAATTGTCTGTAAACATAGATCGAATTGTTTCTCGAGTTAAAATTTCAGTATTCATTATTTTGGAAATAGTTTGAGCATATTGATAGATTGCATATTCAAATTGTTCAACAGTACAATCAAGATAAACTTCACCATCAGTGATGTCACAATGATTCTGATGAATTATGTTATGAAGAATACTTTCTTTTTTAGGTGTGTCAATATCAAATGTATAAGATAACTTCATTAAAGTCAAACCTTTATCGCAAATGCGAAGTTTACGAGAAGCAACAGGACTTTCTTGTAAAAAGATATCGTACATATCGCCATCTTCATGAAAAAACGGAACAAGAATTTTAAATAATCCCTCTCGTTTTTCTCTATAGCTAATAGATAATGTGATAGAGGGGAGAGTAGTTGTGGTAAGCATAATAAAATCCTCCAAATACATTAAATGGAATAATATTTAATCATCGTATAAAGTCAATTGATCTGAATCTTTTAAAAGGATATTCCTTAACCCTATCATACCACAATATTCTTCAAAATAGTAGATAGCTTCTTGGAAAGAAGAAAAAGTTTCAGCATATTGTCTTTTGGAAGGCTTTGTATATCTATGTTCACGAACATCAATTTCAGTTAATGTATGAGTGTGATAACTATGATGCATATCTGATCCTTCTTCAGATTTTCCATCATGAGGGCCTTGGCATCTAATTAAAACACAATCAGGTAAAGTAGATTCTTGATTGAATGCTTCTTTCCAAATAAGACCTACTGAAAAGTCTTCGATAAACTCTATAGATTGGCGAAGAAAAATAGTAAAATGGAAGCGATCATCTTGAGAATAACAATCAATTTCACATCTTCTACTACGGTTTTTTTCAATAAATTTAGCACGTGAAAGAGAAGATGATTTTTTAGGACAAGTAATAAGTTCTTGAATGTATTGATTCGTTATCATAATATTTTATTTCTCCAATCTATTTCTATTCATACACCTAGCATGAGGTGTAACTGATTCCATTACCCGCCTTCCTGCGCCAACAGGAGGGCGGGTGTTTTGTTTATTTAATATTCTTCCATAATGAAATAAAGATAAAATTCATATATAGCCTGTACAGCTAATTTTAGATTATCAGGAGAACCACCGTTTATGTATTCATTTATGATGGTTGCAGCTGTTGTAGTGTCGAGGTGTTCAGGGTATTTAATGTTTTTTGAGCTTGCAAGTTTTGTGTACAATAGTATAAAAATCCTTTCGACGTCTCAATATTGCTTGTATATCATTAGAAGACAAAGGTTTATCATTATATAAAAAAGAATAAATTTCTAGTTGTAAAGATAAATTAGTTAGTGCTTCCATAACATATTTTGTGTGTATTTTGCTAGAATCATAATCAACTTTTGTTGATAAAGCATCTATACAGCAGTTATATGCTGCGGCAACAGCGATGTTTGCTTGATCTTTTGCTTCTTGCTCAGTTTTACATATGGATGTTAAATAATTAAATGCAGTAAAATATAAGAGTTCTTTAGAACTGATGTCTTTCCGAGAAGAACGAACTTGTATTTGAAATAGAGTAGCTGTTTTTTGAGTAATAAGGCCATATGGAAAGAGTGAATCGATTTTCTTCTTTATTATGTGTCTGTCCCAAGCTTTACATAAGTATATAGCAGGAATGCAAAAAATAATAAGGAGAAGAAAATCAGGGATTGGGCCTAAACCTAACAATATTCCACTATAAATTAATCTGATCATGAGTAAGGCATAAGCAAGACAAAAGATAAACCATATAAGTACTTTCATTTGTTTTCTCCTTTTCTATTTCTATTCATATATCTAGCATTAGGTGTGACTGGTTCTGTTGTCCATCTTCCTAATGGCGTAGAGAGATGGGTGTTTGTTTTATTCTTTCTGAATCAGTTTGCTTAGTATTTCCTTAGATAATGGTGTTTTAAATTTTACAGCTTCTTCGATATAGTTTTTGAGTGAGATATATTTATAATACCAAGATAAATCGGGAGTATTGGGACAACAACGCCAACAAGGGTGCGAATATTGAGGAATTTCAACAATATTCTTTGGAATGCAGGCTTGTGCATGGATACAACTAGCCCTATGATATTTATGGGTTGTTGTATTGTAATATACAGTATACCGCTCACCCCACTTACAATCAGTGGTATCTTTATGTATAGGTAACCCATCCTCGCCTACGAAGTCATTTTCTGGCGGATCACAAAGCTTTAGGATATAAGTATCGGTATATATTTCCTTTAGTTGCCGAACAATGTAATGGGGTTGGTCTTCTGTAGGATTGTAATCAATATTTTCCTTTTGAAAAAAAGTAACGTATTCAGCTTGGACTTTCGCTAAATGTTCACCGTATAAATCTCGAACTTTTTCTATTTCATTCTTTGCGTTTTCCTCAATATGAATTATTTGTTTTTCGATTTTTTTCTTTGCGCATAGGGCATCATCCTTTTCTTTAGTTTCTTTGTTTAGGTGAGATTTTAAAGACAGAAGTTGATTTTTTTGACTATTTGATTTAAAAAATATGCTGATAGTTGTTACTGCTAACACGATCAATGTCCAGATAATCCATATAGGGGTTTCTTTTACTTGAAAAGTTTTAACAGTAACGCTTGATGAATTGGATTCATTGGTAATGGAATTTGCAATACCGTTATCTGTCGCAATAGCGGAGGGAATACTATCATTTGATTTGCTATTGTTGATAGAAGTAATATTACTACTTGCATGAGTTGTGTCTACAAATTTATATGGACAATCAATGATGCCATCGTCGTTCATATCATAATGTTGATGAGCCGGATATCCATGGTGATAATGGTATTCGTCGGCAGAGTGATCATAATGTCCACCGTCTTCATCCGTTCTCCCAGAATGTGCTGCAATGGGTATGGTTAGGGCGATGATAAAGATAAAAAGGATCTTTGCTGATACGGAGAACATAATAGAAGTTTTCATCTTATTACTCCAATCTCAGTTCAATTAGTTTTTGATCATATTTGGATTACAGTATGATAGATTAAAATAAGATTTGTATTGCCCAGATAAGGGTAGCAATTGATATAAGCAAAGTAAAACCAAAAAACCAAGGTTTTCTTAAGCGCCAAACAAAAGATATACAGTATGACCCAATGTTGAATAGAACTAGAAGAGCAAATATAGGTAGAAATGGATGTATTGTGAATAGGAGAGCAAAAATAAGCCAGAATACAAATATGAAACCAATACCAAGAATAATTATTAGCGGTATCCAAAAAATGAGTTGTATAATGATAGAAAGAGGAAGTCCTATAATAGGGATTTCTAAAAGAAAATCTAAAAAGCTATCTACCCAGTCTTGTATGATGGAAAAAATTTTTTTGACCTTTTGAATCATGATCCCATTACTCCAATCTGAGTTCAATTAGTTTTCGATCATAGCCGTACATATTTGCAAATTGATCAATAGTTAAATCTTGGTAGTCATTTAATGCCTGATCAGGTATCAGCAATTCAACAGCAAACTTATTAGCTTCTCTTTCCAAGCGGTCTATTGAGAACAGAGTATTCCTCCGAAGAAAAGGAGTGTTGGCATTCGGATGCAATACTGCATGGCCAAGTTCATGAGCGCAGGTAAATGTCTGGAGTGCGGGTGGTAAGTCTTCGTTTATGTGAATCTGTTTAGTATTGATTCGTTTAGTGTAATACCCGTGGATCCCTAGAAGCTTCTCATAGATGATGGTTATATCTAAATAAGAAGCAATATCGAAGGGATCATTTGAATGTGCTAACCTCGATAGCCGGATGGCTTTTCTTTTTATATTCTGAAGTTGCCTCATCTCATTTTATCCTTTTGTTTTTATTTTCTATATTTTTTAGGCGTGTACTTACGTTTGGCCGTGATCTTAGCAATTCGAATGCTGTTTTCAAGGCTTATTTTTAGGGCTTCTTTTGTTTCATCATCAAGCGGCTCACCGGAGAACATCAAGGCATCTGCCTGATTTTCAAGATCAGCGAGAGCTTGTTCTAATCGTTTTGCAATATCACGCTCATCCTTAGGGGTGAGCGTATTTTCTTTTGTAGTATTTATTTCAATCTGTTCTTTGCCAGTAGTGAGGTAATCGAGGGATACTCCAAAATAATCAGCGATTTTTTGTAGCTTTTCAGTTTTAGGAGTGTACTTTCCTTGCTTCCAGCTTGTAAGCGTTGCCGTTGTGATTCCAGTATCTTTAGCTACACGATATGGAGTAACGTTATGTTCTTTTAGTAACTTTTCGAAGATTTCATACATAGCTAAGTTTCCTTTCATGAATAACTTAAAAAACTTTACTACAGATGTTGACAAGCTTAGAAAACTATGCTATAGTACAGATATAGCTTAGAAAACAAAGCTATAAAACAGAAGTAGCTGAGATTTCTTTTGTAACTTAGATGACACTTGGATTATATAAGAAATCTTAGCTTATGTCAATAAGAATTTAAAGAAGGAGTGAAGGAATGTACGAAAGATTTGAAAATCTATTAAACAAGAAAGGAGTTTCAGCGTATAAAGTAGCAAAAGAAACAGGTATTACAACGGCAACTTTATCCGCATGGAAAGCAGGGTTATACACACCCAAGGTTGACAAGCTCATGATCCTAGCGAAGTACTTTGGAGTATCTGTTGAGTATTTTTGGAAGGATGAACAGTAACTCGGCAAACGAATATCCGTTCGGTTATCATGCTAACATGAGTAGAGGAGTTTGTCAATGGATTTCAGAAAAATTTTATTATATGTAATTAAGAAAACGGAAATGAGTGTACAAGATTTGGCCAAGAAGGCAAACGTTACAGAGAGATCAATTCAGTATTATTTGAAGGGAGAACGTTCGCCAACTCTCAACACAGCAGACAAAATTCTTAAAGCAGCAGGGGTAAGTTTAGTAATCGGCAAGGAAGAACAAAAAGAAGCCGAGCCTGCAAAGTGACAGGCTCGGAGAAAAAAGTTTACTTAATTTAATTTACCATCTTATAAGAGGTCTACCAAAAACGTCTCTAAAAGTTCCGGTTGCAATGCGGACAATATCAATGATCCATCCGATTCCAAATAATCCCATGGTAAATAGGTATAATATTCCAGTTCCAGATTTGCCCACATAGAACTGATGAACACCAAAGAACCCCATGAAAATGCATAATAGTAAAGCAACAAGGCGACTTCGTGGGCTGAACATCATCCCACCAAAATTCGCGGCTGCGGCACTGGCACTAGCTGATGAAGAAGATGAGTTATTAATGATGATGTTTGGAGTGGCTTCTGTAGAGTGATTTTGTTGATCAATGGCTTTTCCAACATGTTCTCTGCAATAATTTCTACCATTAACATCAACTAAGCAATCTTCACAAAAAAATTTACCGCAATAAGTACAAGTTCCAGTGGCTTCTTTTTCGGGATGTTTAGTACAATTCATGATAATTCCTCCATATATGTATGATTTTTTGTTTCTAATATACCGTAAAACAATAGATGAGTCAATAAAAATCAAGGTGTATGGAATAAATATTATACTTTAAATAGAGAAGCATGAAAGATGATGAAACGCGAAACAGAACAAAGATAAAAAAGGAAGAAGCTTAAAAAGAGCACGCAAAATAACAAGTTCAGAGAAAAGGAGGATCACGATGCCAAAAACAAAATTAGCAGCGGCAATAGCAAAACCGGATTACAACAGATTTGATAAGACGATTAAAATCCGAATGATTGAACAGGACACATGGTACCAGGAAATAGAAAAGAAGGTATCTCATGCAGCTGCATCAATCAGAGGGTGGGTTAAAAATCCGGAGAGCTTTCGTATGGGTGATCTGATACAACTGTTAGATGTATTAGAGTTTTCACCGGAGGAACAAATGAAGATTCTTATGGATTTAAGAAATCAAATGAGCATAGTAAAGGAGGATATTTGAAAATGACAACCTACAAAATGAATCGTCTGGCGAAGCGAAGACGGCGAGGCAAGATGATCGGCAGTTGGCTAAATACCATTAGTACAGTATGCATCGTCTTCGGAATCGTCTATATTATTGGCGCCGCCGGTGCATCAGATATGGGCACAGCTTTTATGGACAGCATTAAGGCAGGGCTGCTGATCATCGCAAGCGGATGCGGCCTGAGATGCGTTGGCTGGCTATCGGAGGCAATGGGATGCTGAGTAACGAAAGAATGAAGATCGTGGCCATGATGAAGGAAGAGAAAGAAAGAATCTATATACGGCTGGATAAGCTTCGGCAGGTAGAGCGAGATGTGATTGAGCAGGATCTTGAGGATTACGGATATCGCCTTGTAAAGGTTAAGAATGGACTCTACACATATAAAAAATAAGCCCCCTGAAAAGGAGGCAAGTGCTCAAAAAGAAGCACAAAAATGAATATATGAAAAGTATAGTAGAAAAAGAGGCAAAAGTCAATGTATATCAAAGATAATTATGATCTGTTTGAGGAAAAGGAAGCCAGGGAGCAGGAGTGGCTTAATAAGCTTCCTAGATGCAGCTGCTGCGGAGAAGCCGTGCAGCAGGAGATGGCGGTTCGTATAAGCGGAGATTGGTACTGTGATGCATGTTTAGACGGATTTAGAGAAATGATTGCGGAATATTGAGGAGGAAAAGTAAATGTTAAAACCATACAATGAGCTGAGAAAAGTTGATATATCAAAGTATGTCAGGGAAAGAGACGGAATGAAGTATCTGCCATATAACGAGTGTATTGCTCTTCTGCATGAACACGGAGCAGAGGAGGCATATTTCACTCCCATTCCTAATCCGAGGAATGGAACCAGCGTGTATGAAACCGATACGGTGTTCACAGACAAGAATGGAAATACGAATCGCTGCTATGAGACAAGAATAGAGATTCATATAGACGGAAAAGTGTATTACATGCAATCGCCGGTTATGAATGGAATAAACGCTGTCAAGGACAATTCAATGAGTCAGCAAAAGGTATATAACAGCACGACACGATCGTTTGTAAAAGGGGTTGCCATCTATACAGGTCTTGGATTCTCTTTATGGCTGGAAGAAGAAGAAAACGAGAGAAAGCTCCAGCAGGAAGCAGAGTACTATCATGATATCAATAAGGTCAAAGAGCGCGTTTTTGAAACCGTTACCGCAATCCAGAAGAGAGGGAATTTAAGTCTTGCTGAGATTGCACAGAAGATGAGCAAGACAGAGGAAGAGCTCAAAATGTATCTGAATTACTATAAGATTCTGGGTGCAGTTGAACATAACCTCAATTACATTCTGAAAGGACTTTCATGATCAGCAGCAAGGATCGATCTGGATATATAGGAGCCAGCGATACCGGATATGTGATGCGAAGCTGGAATACAAAAACCTTTGAGAAGTGGTGGCGGATCAAACAGGGATTTTCTGAGAGCACAATCACAACAGATGCGATGAGAGCAGGAACAGCGTATGAGCATAAAATATTGGATGCACTCGGGATCCCTGGATTAGAAAAGGATAGGCAGATCATCAAGGGACGACTTAGGGTCAATCTGGATGGGAATACATCCGATAAGATCTACGAAGTGAAGACCTATAACATAGCCAAGGAGTTTAAGGTTACGGCAGACTATAGAAGACAGGTAAATGTAGAGATGTATGCATCCGGTATCTATCATGCTTGTATCGTAGCATATGCACTGGAAGCAGAAGATTATCGGAATTATTTCAGAGATATAGACCCTGGTAGGCTAAAGATTTTTGAGATTCCTTATGATGAGGCCTTTATCAGAAAATACCTTCCAAGAAAAGACTGCCTGGAGGATTGTTTGATTAGAGGAGTATTCCCCAATGAAAGGATGGTAGCATGAAGTTTACAGGGAAGCTGCTTGAAGTAGCAAGGGATTGGAAAACAAACCAGTGTAGTATCAGGTTCAGCATCAATGAACAAGCAGAACTTTACGAACTGGACAAGCTGCAGAGCTGTGAGAAGCTTGTAGTCGAGGCTAAGAAGTATAGGAAACATAGGAGCCTTAATGCCAACGCGATGCTTTGGGCATGTCTTGAGGAAATGGCAGGAGTTCTGCGTACAGATAAATGGGATGTATATCTGATGATGCTCAGGCAATATGGAAAACACACGTATGTATGTGTAAAGCCTGAGGTAGTGGAGGCAGTCAAACGACAGTGGAGAGAGACGGAAGAGATTGGGTCAGTTAAGATCAATGGCCGGAAAGCAATGCAGCTCCTCTGTTACTTTGGCAGCAGCACATATGATACAGAAGAGTTTAGCCGATTGCTGGAAGGAGTGGTGTATGAAATGAAGGAGCTGGGACTGCAGCCGCCTTTATCAGAGGATATGAAGAGAGCGCTGCAGATGTGGGAGAAAGAACATGAAGTCAATCATACAAAGTGATAAGGAATGCTTCATCTGTAAAAGCAAATGTAATCTTCAGGATCATCATGTATTCTTTGGCAATCCGGGGAGAAAGCATTCAGAAAAGTATGGAATGAAAGTCTGGTTATGTCAGACGCATCATACAGGAGATAATGGAGTGCATTTTAACAGGGATATGGATTTGTATATTAAACGGTGCGGCCAAAGAGTATTTGAAGAGAAGAAAGGAAGCAGGGCAGAATTTAGGAAGATATTCGGAAAATCATATTTATAAGGAGAGATAGGATGAATAAAGTCATTTTAATGGGAAGACTTACACGCGATCCAGAGGTTAGATATAGTCAGTCAGATCAGGCTGTAGCGGTATGTAAGTACAGTCTAGCAGTAGACCGTTCGTATAAACGGGAAGGCGAACCGGATGCAGATTTTATTAACGTGATTGCCTTTGGAAATCGCGGTGAGTTTGCCGGTAAGTACTTTAAAAAGGGTATGAAGGTCGCCATTGTAGGTGAGCTGAGGATTAGTAGCTACACTGATAAAGAAGGTAACCAGAAAAAGAGCACTGACGTAGTTGTGAGTGAGCAGTATTTTGCAGAGGGAAAGAAAAGCGAGGGGAAAGAAGTTTCACATTTTCCTAAAGCACCAGGTGATTCAGTGACGCATGATGATCCATATGGTTTTACACCAATGGACTTTCAGGAAGAAGAGGATTTACCTTTTAACTGAGGGTTATGCTTCCCGAAATTAAAAAAGCAATGGAGGTATGAAATGCAAAATAGTATTAAGTGGACAGATGCTCTAATCGAAGAAAAATTGATAGAGGTGATGAAGGCTTTAGAGATTGATCGGATGCCAACTAGCTCAGAGTGCCAAGAGTATTATCATAATTGTGCACTGACGAATGCAGTTAGCCGTAGAGGTGGATGGTATGCATGGGCAAGAAAGTTAAATTTAGGTATTAAAGATAGTGAGACAACAGTCGGGAAAAGTTATGAAAAGGCAGCAGAGGAAACACTCATTTCTTTTGGATATGATGTAAGGCGAATGCCTCAAAATTTTCCATATGATCTACTGGTGGATGATTCAATCAAGATCGATGTAAAGGCCAGTCATTTATATAATGGTCCTCATGGTAGTTTCTATACATTCAATCTTGAAAAGCAGTATGCAACCTGTGATTGTTACATTCTCTATATGCTGAATGATGATAATGAGATACAAGGGGTTATGATTGTGCCGAGTAAGTTCGTGATTGCAAATAATCAGATCAGTGTAGGTCGTGAGAAAAGTAAATATCATAGATTTAAGGATAGATGGGACTATATTTCTCAGATGATAGAACTGCTTGAGGCTGTGGTATAGATGGCAATCAACAGCAAACAAAAAGGAGCCAGGTTCGAAAGGCTGCTAGCTAAGATATTTAGGGAGTATGGATATAGTGAAAGCCGAAGAACAGCGCAGTATTGCGGTAATACTGGCGAAGCAGCGGATGTAATAGGGTTACCTGGCATTCACGTGGAAGCAAAGCATCAGGAAAAGATGCAGCTATATGACTGGATGGATCAAGCTAAAAGGGATGCTGCAGGGGGAAAACTTCCGGCAGTATTCCATAAGAAAAACAATCATGAAATATTAGTTACAATGCCATTAGATAGCTGGATGGAACTATACAGAGAATGGCAAGCGGGAAAGCAGGAGGCAGGATAAATGCCAAATCGAATTATAAAGGAGAGTATCCGGACAAGTAAAACAATCAATGAGCTAACAGATTTTCAGTTTCGGCTATGGCTGTATTTAATTACGTATGTCGATGACTACGGACGAGGGAGTGCAGACCCTGAACTTTTAAAAGGGTTTGTATTTCCCAGAAGGAAAAGAGTATCAGAAAGTGACATAGGAAAAGCACTTGCAGAGTTGGCGGGTATGGGCTGCATTCTCCTCTACGAGGTTGACGGAGAATCCTACTTCTGCTTCCCAAACTGGGGTGCACATCAACGGATCCAAACGAAGAGATCTAAATTTCCCGCACCGGAGGAAGGTGTACTATGCGGCAGATCGCAGAATCCCACGGTGAGTCACGGTGAGTTACCGCCTGAATCCCAATCCAAACTAGAATCTGAATCCAAAAGAAAAAGCAAGGAAAAAGAAGCGGCTGCGCCAGCTTCTACTCCCACACGCCAT